CAATCGGGCAAGCAAAGTTTCTCGAGAGCACGCTATTAGAAAGCGCTCCGTATATGTTGGATCGCTTCGCTCGACGAATTGATTTGAATCGTTTATGACCATCGAAGAGATGTATTCGTTTCTCAATGCTCTAGGAACTCTCGGGCTATTGAAGAAACATGCGATGCCTGATGAGCCAGATGAAGTTGGTTGTATCTACGAATATCCTGGTCAACATCCAGAGGGTCGTTTCGGCGTGGTTGGCATCGGATATGAAAAGCCTGCACTACAGATTATGTTTCGTGGAGCACCATTGGATCCGGTAACTCCTCGAACCAAAGCTGAGATCGCTTATAGGGCGCTAGCCGCAATTCAACCGGGTCCTCAGAGTGGTGTGCAGTATTTAACGGTAACTCCACAACAAGCACCGTTTGCGATTCAGCTACGTGATGAGAAAAATCGACATCGATTTGGATTTAATGTGTATCTCTATAAGGAGCCGTCATAATGGCCGAATCACTTCTTGTTGATCCGAATGGAAAGCCCATCAAGTCACTGAAGGATTCTCCTTGTCCGAAATGTGGAGCTCCTCCAAATAAACGTGTGGCATCTGGTGGATTTGGTGACACGTATTTGATTTGCACAAATTGTGCATACGATTTCAACGGAGAACTCAAGTGCGAAAAAGTTATCGTGTAGCACCCGGACACGAATTCAATAATCTGCTGACTGAAGACCAGAAAAAATTGGTGACCTACAAAACGGTTACCGAAGGTCAGGATTGTTCCGACATGCCGGAAAGCACACGTGACCTTTACGTGGATCGGGGTTGGATCCTCGTGGAAGAAACTGTAGGACCTGCGAAACAGAAGGAAGTGACTCATGAGTAAATACGCAGGCTCGCAATTTTCAGTGTTCCTGGTCGACGGTTACAATCTCGCTGCGTCGATCATGGACTCGGTGTCAATGGGTGAAGAATCGATTACTCAGGAGACCCATCCATTCGGGACTGGAAATGAGTCCCATACTCCGATTGGTATAGTCCGCGGTGCTCTCAGCGTCGGCAAGGGTTTCTTCGATACCGCAACCGATGCGCTCCACGGTGCATTGAGCACAGTCGTCGGGATCAGTCGAATCGTCTGCGCGGCTATCGAGACCAATACCATTGGCAATCATTTCATGGGCTTCGAGGGAGCCTATTCGCAGAAATATACGATCCTCGATGCCAACGAAGGGATGACCGAAGCAGATGTGGAATATTTGGTTTCGGGCGCTGTTGACGAAGGTGTTATCGTTCAACACTTAGCAACCTTCACTGCCGATTGGGATACGAAGACCGGCGGTGCTAACGCGCCAGATGCTCCAGTGGACAACACATTGGACAAGATGAATCGTGGTGGAGACATTACTGGCTCAACGAAGGCCAATCCCTGTGTCATCACGACTGCGAAGCCACATGGTCTGATCAGCACACAGCGAATAGTCATCTCTGGCAACTCGCTATCTGGTCCAGCGATCAACGGTCAACAGATCGTGACGGTGCTTTCAGCGACAACCTTCAGTGTCCCCGTCAATACGTCAGCATCAACGGGGACTGGCAACGACGGAACGTTTGTCTATGCCAGCACCTCCGGTGGTGGCGTTGGATATCAGCAAGTTCCAGCATTCTCCGGGTTCACTGGATTTGTCGGAAAAATCATGCACTCACCGGATGACAGCACGTATGCAGCATTGGTCACATTCGCAAACGTGACTGCAATCAACAATAAACAACGGCTTACTGCGAGCGGAATCGTTGATCGCTACTTGAGCTTCAACGGTGACGTTACTGGTTCAGGGAGCATCGACGTGTTCTCGGGTTTCGCACGCAACTTCTACAACTAAGGAGTGCACAGTGGCAAAGCATTCACCATCAGAAGTCACCGTCACAATCGATGATGCACCGGGCGGCACGGCTCGGATCATTACTCCATTCGTGACCACGATTGGCGGCTTGTCAATCGAATCAATCACACAGCAGTCAAATCCGTTTGGCGTCAGCACGGAATCACATACGCCAATCGGTTTGACAAAGGTGGCCGACATTCCGATCGGTGGCTTTTTCGACGACAACGCGCTGACAGGCCCGCACGTTGTTTTCCAGATCGCTGCGGGCGACATTTCACCCGCGAGTGTGGGGCGTGTGCTCGTGATCCTTGCTGCTACTGGCAAGACCTTCACGATCACCGTGCATCTCGTCAAGTACGAAGTCGGGCTCAAGCGCGATGGCTTGACCGAATACACCGCAACCGTCCGCCAGAAGTCAACGGGCGTCTGGTCGTAAGCGTCGTCTGAGAGTAACGGGGCTACTCTAATAGGAGGATTAGCATGGCGTTGGTCACGAACATCACAACAGATCTTCTCATCCCAGGAGAAAACGAAACAGTCGTCATCCGCAAACTGAGCCACAAGAATCTTCGTGAAGCTCAGAAGGCTCGTCAGAGTGAAGGCGTCGGGTTCATGAAGGAACTCGGCGCTGAACTTCTGCGTGCCCTGCAAGATAACGATACCGACAAACTCAAGCGTATGCAGGATACGCAAGAGGCTGACATCAACAGCTATGATCGCGATACGCTGTTGCGACTCGGTGTCGTCTCGTGGACCTACAAGGTTCCACCAGTTGCGATCAGCAAAGATGGCGTGACCAACGGCCTGGACGAGCTTGACGAACCGACCGCGAAATACATCGCGGAAGCAATATTCAAGTTCAGTCGTCCTGAAACGAAGAGTGACGCAAAAAACGCCTCAAGCGCTTCCATCGGTTCCTAAACGGAAACGACGAAGCGCCTGAAGAGTGGCTGATTAGCATCGTTTGCGAAGAATTCAACTGTCTACCTACAGAGGCAATCGAGGCAATTGACAATGATGTCGGTGGACTGCTGTTCAGAATTTTGGATCTTCGCTTTTACGCACGAGCTAAGGAGCAATACGAAGAAAGCCAGAAGATAGAGGACGCCAGTAAACGCCCGAATACGCCAGGAATTGAGCGTGTTCGTCAGATCCATTTCGAGCTCGCGCGCGAAGAAATGGAAAGAAAGCTAAAGGCGCAAGAGTCCAATGATTAGCGTAGGCGATCTCTTAGCAGTCTTGCGGTTGCGAGACGAGATGTCACCTGCGCTTAATCAAGCTGCGCAGAATGTCACTCAATTCGGTGGTGGAACTTCTACCGCTGCTTACCAATTAACACTCCTCGGTCGTGGTTTCCGTGAGGCAGGGGTTCTGATGTCCTCTGCCTTCACAGTTCCAATCGTTGCGGCAACCGCTGCGACATTCAAGTTTGGCGGTGAATTTGAAGCTGCTACGACACGACTAGTGTCGTTAGCAGGAGTTTCTAAAGAGGAACTTGGCGGAGTCCGAGACCGTATCCTCGAACTTGGTCCGGCGACTGGCATTGGGCCAAATGCGCTGGCGGAGGCGATGTATAAAGTTTCGTCGACCACGCGAGATACATCAGTTGGTTTAGAGATTCTTGAAGTTGCAGCGATGGGCTCGGCTGCAGGAATGGGCGATGCAAAAGATGTCGCCGGCGCGCTGACCGCAGTAATCAATTCATACGGATCTTCAAATATAGATGCGGCTAAAGCTGGCGATATCTTGACACGTGCGGTTCGCGATGGCGGTGCAGAAGCCAAAGAGCTCGCGCCAACTCTCGCTAATGTAGTTCCCTTTGCTGCACAATTAGGAATCAGCTTTGAGGAGGTCGCCGCAAATATTGCAACTGTCACGAAGGTTGGTGTCCCAGCTTCTGAAGCAGTCACATCTCTTGCATCAGTCTTTGCGGCGCTCGCACGAGAAACAAAGCGTGGTGAGGATGCCCTTAAGACTGTGAATATGTCCTATGCTCAGTTGCGTGCTGAGATCAAAGAAAAGGGTCTTGCTGCAACGCTTCTTGAATTGAAAGATGCGTTCAAAGGTCAAGAGCACAATCTGATCGATGTCGTTGGTCGACTTGAAGCTCTGAAAAATATTTTGTCAGTTACCGGAGCTCAGGCTAAGACCTATACAGAAGAAGTTCAGCGGATGGCCAGCGCAACTGGCGAACTTCGAACTGCCTTTGAGCAGATTACGCCTACGCAAGAGTTCATGTGGAATCAGCTGAAGGCTGGTATTGAGGGGACGTTCATCTCGTTGAGCGTTTCGCTGATGCCAGTATTCAAAAAGACTCTTGAGCTTCTCAATGGTTTCATTCCAATCATAAATAGTGTTGTTAAATCTTTCGGTGAGCTGAGCTCAACAACACAGCTCGTAGTCATCGCATTCTTTGCACTTCTTGCGGCCACCGGCCCGCTCCTTATTGCATTCGGATCTTTATTGCAAGCCTTTGGCAATATCGCCCGTGGTTTTCCGATTGTCATTGGCCTCTGGCAAGCGTTCACGAATTCGGTGGCCATGAACACGATTGGTGTTTGGGCGTTGAACGCTGCTAGCACGACAGCTGGAACAGTCTTACTTGGCTTAGCGCATGTTCTTGGATTTCTCATAGCAGTCTGGGCCGGTTGGAAGATTGGCCCAATGATCGGTGATTGGATTGGCATATCAGACCATATTGAATATGCTAGTCTGAAATTACAGCGATGGCTCGGTCTGGTCGATCAAGCTGCAACTGACCAAGATCTATGGAATTCAGTCCAAGAGAATACAAAACGTCGTGCTGGTGAAGTTGGCCCCGCGCTCGATGCAAATGCTGAAGCTCTGAAACGTCTGAAAGATCAGATCAGCGGTGTTGGTCTTATCAAGGACATGCAGGACCTTCAGACTGTGATGCGTGAGCTTGGTGAGGCTGGCAAGCTACCGCCAGAAGTCCTCGAACGCATCGCTAAGCAAGCGCAGCTCCTTCAGGCACAAGGTCAGAAACTTACACCTGAATTACAGCGCGTCGTTGATGCATTTGGCAAAGTGACAGAGGCTGGTAATGAGAATATCGCTTCAATTCGAGAGCAAGCCGAGGCTCTGAAACGCTATAACAAAGCAGTTAAAGATAATATCGATGAGGATCTTAGATTAGAAGCTGAGCGTTGGAAGACAAAGGCTTATTTCCTTGATTTCAATGGTGAGCGGGCTATTGCGGAGGTGGAACGTCAGTATAAAGTGATGGAAAAGGCGCATCTCGATTTTATCGAGAGCGAACATAAGGCTTGGATTGACTATGCGAATTGGTTAGATCAGACTGGCCTCCGTGGAATTGAAAATGCCGTTGAAAGATACAAAGAAGTATGGTCACATTCGTCTGCTGCGCAGCAAGCGCACGCAAATGACGCTAAGCGTATCTATGATGAGATGTTAGCGTATAGTGATAAATTCAGCGCTGAGACGCTTGCGAAATTCAAGAAAATGTGGCAAGATGCACAACATCTTGCCGACGGAACTCGGAATTGGCGCGACAATTTGGATCTTGTAGTTGGCGCTCTCGAAGTCGTCGGTGATAAATGGGCAACGATGACTGCTGGTGTGCTCCGTAATCTAAAGGCAATTATCGATATCTGGGGCAGTGGCGTTAAGAATGCGCACACATTGGCATTCGGACAGATGCTTGGAATGCTCGCTGAATTCATTCCAGCCTCTGATAAGGCTGCGGTCAGTGCTGCGAAATTCGCAATGCAAGGCGCAGCAGTCGGTTCTGTTTTTGGACCGTGGGGCGCTGCAATTGGCGCTGGAGTTGGTGCGGTCTATGGTTGGATCAAAGCTGGCCAAGAAGCGAGAAAAACTAATGATCTCCGTGATGCTTTTATTGCTGCTCGCGGAGGTCTAGATGTTCTCCATGCAAGTTTAGTAAAGATTCTTGGGCCTACTGGCGAGCTCATCACCCAACATCTACTCGCTGCAAAAAACACGAAAGAATGGGAGGCTGCTACTAAAGAACTAGATGCTACATTGAAACATCATCAAGAACAGATGAATGAAGTTGTGGAAATGATCAAGAAGCTGGGAACGAATTTCTCAGCTATCGCGAAAG